TCCTTTTGTATATTTTAGTGGTTTTCATCTTACAATACCACCCATCTTTGACCGCTAGGCACAGTAACAGTAATACCTGCATTAATGGTTATTGGGCCAACACTTGACGCATTTTTGTTTGTAGTTAGCGTGTAATTTGTAGTAACAGTTACTCCGTTTTCCACGAACACCTCGTCACCGCCACCACCAGTAGCACCACCGCCTAATTGACCCCATGCACCGCCTTGGTAGCCCTCAAACTGTGAGGTTGTAGTGTTATAACGAATCTCTCCATTTACAGGGCTTACTGGGCGTTCTGCTGTAGTTCCTTTTGGAATGAGCATAAACCCTGTGCCACCAAATGTGGGGTTTACAAATGCGGCTGTAAATTGCGTGTATTCAATAGCATCACCAGCTACAGAGCCAGCTACTAAATTAACAATCTTGTTCGTATTTAGGTCTAAGTTCCCTGTCATTGGAGTTTGACCATCTGCCGCTACCGAATCAGTAAGGGCGGCAGCCAAGTCATTCATGGTGTTATTAGCCCATGAGCTAGATATAGTTGTGCCTGTAACTACGGGATTACCCGCAGGTAGTGAATATACGCCTGACCCGTTTCTACTCATTTTTGCTTCCTTTTTTCAATTCTTCAGCCATTTTACTAGGCGAATAATTAATGGATTCTTGAACTTGCTTCTTTAATTCTCTATTTTTTATCATTTCTGCGGCAGTTTTTGCACCTAAAACTTTAGGAATTGGGAACTTACCTAGTGCGTCTAGACCACGAATAATGGCACTACTACTATTGGAGTAGTTTGCAGCACCTTCTACTGTAGTGTTAATGTTTAAGGTTGTTTCTAACAGATTGCGAATCTCTTGAGCACCTTTTTTACCAAATAAGTAGTCAAGTTTGCCGTCTTGGTCTAGTTCTGTAACGATTGCTTTAAACCGAGCAGGCGAAACAACTGGATTGCCCAATATATCGTTTTTGGTTGATTTCGTTACTTCGTCTTTAATGTATTGTATTGTTTGACCTTTTAACTCATTGAAAGCGTCAAGCCCTTCTTTGCCTGATTTTTTCAATACATAACCAATAGCACGAACATCATCTAACGAACCATCTAAAATGCTGTGCTTAAATACATCCTCAAAAGCAATCATTCTGTCTTTGCTATACCCTTTTTTGGTACTTAGCAATTTGTCAACATAACTAGAGTTTTCATATTTGTTTGCTAATTCTGTTCTTAATTTTTTAGCAGTTTTATAGGCTTCACCACCTTTGTTTGCGGTAATCTGATTGATAATGTTTTTCATTTCAATGAAATGTTTTGGAGAATTAAAGTCATAATTTTCATTAATAACTTTATAAATATCTTCCAAAGCATTGATTGGCATAACACCTAAATTAGATGGGTCATTTCTAGCAATTTCTTCATCTACCACATTAAGTATTGGAGATAATTTTGCTTTGACTGTAGGTGCTTGCTTATCTATGTGAGCTTTTAATGGTGAATAATCAATAGGCTCTTGCATTGCACCTTCTTCTCTTGCCTTTTTGTATGCTTTATTAACCAAATCAGCATCTTTATCGTAGCTTTTTTGCAATGCTTCATCTACAACCTTACCAACTTTTCTTAAATTAAAGAACTCTTTGTTTGTGGCATCAACATAAGCATCAAAGTTTTGCAAAATAGCTGCATTTCTGCCAGCTTTAGCTTCCAGTAATGGTTTTCCAATGGTTTCAGGATAATTCTTGGCAGTTTCAATTTCAAATGCTTGTTGCCCAAAATCTTTAGTTGCTTCGCCTTTAGATAATTGAATAGGCACTCTTAATTGTTGTGCCATTTGGCTTCTAGTAACTGCTTCAGGGGCTACGGCAGCACCTACACCCGACATTGTGGGTTGTGGCTCTTTGCGTAATGCTTGGGCCATTCTTGGAACTGCTTCTTGCACAGTCTGACCCATTTGGCGAACTTGTGGGGGAGTTCCTTGAGCCATACGAGCATAACTAGGAATCATGCCTGTAGGCAATACTGGTGGCAATTTAGACGCTTCAAACGCACTACCAATGCTTTGCAATATGTCTTGGCTTACAGGGCTTGTAGGTTGATATTGAAAACGCTGAGCAAATTCAGGGCTATCAACACGCTTGCTAGTGCCTTGTCGTATGTTTTCTATAGCACCTGCACCAACACCTAAAAATGGTGCAACAGCCCCAGTAACTAAAGTTGCAGGCACTTCATACAAAGCTTGTACATTTTCCATCATTGTGCGTTTTGGCTTAACAATAGGTGGATTTGGTACTTGACCAACAACAGTAGGCACATCGCCACTAATGATGTTGCCTTGACTGACAGCTAAATAAGCATCAGGGTCAAAACCTTTAGCCACATTTGATGGGGCTGTTGTTGGTTTTGAAGCTAAATATTTATCGGGGTCAAATGCCATTATTCAATCCCTAATCGACTCTTAATTGCAGGTGTACGCTTGTCATTGGGGTTTTTAAGCACAAAGTTAAATGCTTCTAAATCTGCACCTGACAAGGTTTTTCTAAACTCTGATGGTGACATGGTTTCAGCACCCAAACCTCGTGTACCACCTAAAATATTCTTTCTAGTTACAGGGCCAGTAACATCAATGCTTTCCCATTCACCATTTGGATAGTATTTTCTATTTAAGTTAATCATTTCTTGTACTGCGGCTAATCTTGTAGCAATAGGCTTGTTTGCGTTACCTAAATCACCTGCTGCTGCTTGATACAAAGCAGTATCTTTGTCAGATTGTGGGCCTTCAAAGCGTGGTACTTTAGATGTCAGTTTTGTGCCCAAAATTGTAAGAGTTGCATCTGTTTTAGATGCTTCACCACCACCGCCAAAGAACTCTCTAGTTCCAGTAACAATGTTTTCTAAACGACCTGAACTTGGTTTACCTGAACTTAATGTTTCTGCCGCAGACTTTAACAAACCAAAAGAATCTTTGGCGTTGTCAATGTTGGCTCGTAGTTTTTTGTTAAATTCAGCATTAGCAGCCCTGTTTTGCTCATTAGTTAATGTTGGGTCAGGTACATATTGTTCAATCTGACTTGGGGCAAACTTAACATCTGCTTTAGGTAAATTAACTTGTCCAGTTTGACCACCGCCTTGTGGCATATTAAATTGTGGCATCATTCCTTGACCACCGCCCAAATTTACGCCAATACCTCTGTCACCAAGTTCAGCAGCTTTAAATTGAATATTTGCTCTTTCGTAAGCAGTCATTTCAGGCTTAACACCGCCAACTTGGAATGTAGATATTGGATTGGTGGCATTAACATCAATAACGCCTTCACGCACACGCCCTGTTTTTTCGTCAGTAAACGATGCTTTTTCCCACTTAGGCCCTTCAGTTAATTTCTTTAATGCAACTGCTTGTAATGCAGGGTTGTACGCTGTAGAACCAAATAAATATGCAGCTTGTGGGTCAGCAGGTACAGCAGGATTAATCATTTGACCTTTGACATTTTCATAAGTTTCAGTAGGTATATCAGGCCCATAAGTAGCTTGTTTACCACGCAATAAATCTTGGTATTGTTGAGATTCACTAGCGTATTGTTGACGCAATGCTTTAGCCAAATCAGCTTGTGCTTTATCGCCTTTTTCAGCTAATTTAGTACCTGCATAAGTTTGCAATAAAGGTGATGCGTACTGAAAAAAGCTAGGTGCAACATAACGCCCACTAACCATTTGACCTGACGGCACAGCTTGACCTTGTTGCATAAGCAACTGAGCCATCTGCTGTTGGCGGTTTAGTGCTTGTTGTTGTTGTAGGATTTCAGGTGGTAGATTACCGCCTACATTAATCATAGGTTGTGCCATTTAGAACTCCTGTGCCGCTAACATTCTGCTTTGTTGCGAATACGGGTCTGTGCCATATTGCTGAGAAACATTGTATTGAGTATATGGGTTATAAGTTCCCATACCGCCCATTTGTACATCTCTAGCGTTAATTTGTTCTTGTGTTTGTGGCTTGCGTAAGGCATTAGCCATAGCTAATTGGTTGTAACCAGCACCAGCTTGTTTGCCATCAACAGTCATACCCGCTTGATTGGTCAAATTCATGCCTTGTTGCATAGCCTGTTGTTGCATAGCTTGTTGATTTGCTATGTTTTGATAAACAGGATTTAACCCACCTAAGTCTTGGGTTTGGGGCATCTGTTGAATGTAGGGGTTGTACATATTCATGGTAATAGTCCGTAATCTACGACTTTATAGCCGTCATCTAGGGTTTTAACTGCGTATGGGAATACTTGCTCTACTTCTTGTGCCATAACACCAACATGGATACCATCACCTGCTAATGGGTGAGATTTAACTTCATCTTTATATTCAAAACTATAAAGGGTCAAGCCGTTAGGCATTACGCCTACAGGTTTAATGTTTTCTTTTAGCCTGACATCTGAGAACATCATTGCAGAACTGCCTAAACTAAATAAACCTTGATTAAGGTTAGCTTGTGCGGCTTGTTTAGCGTTAAAGTCACCCATTTGGGCGTTGTATCCCATTTGTGTTGCACCTAATATATCAGGGCCTGCGGTAGTAGCTTGTTGGGCAGAATTAACAAATTGTGGGCCTTGTACCTGTGCCCCTGTACGCACCGCAGATAGGGTGTTCAAAGGCTCGTTTCTAAGGTAAGCCTGTTCTTGTAATGCAGTTTGACGGGCTTGCTGACCAACACCAAAGCCTTGTGTTGTGGCGGTAGCCAATAGGTCATTTTCACGCTGGGCTTGTTGCATCATGGCTCGGTCATACGCTGTAGAGCCAATGTCAATGCCTTGATTTGCTAATCGTTGCTGTAATTGCTCACGCCCTTGTTGAAGTTGTGGGGCAAGCCTTTGCATATAGGCTTCTTGGTATGTCTGACTAGGATTAAACCCTGTGCTTGGTAATTTGCTAGTATCAAACGGGGTTTCGAGCATATTCTCGACATAACCCAACCCTTTGCCTGCTAATTGACCTAAACCGATGCTTGTTTGATTTTGATAATCAAGTAGTTGTTGTTGGGCGGGGCTTAAAGTCTGAGTAGCAGTCCATGTAGGATTGCCATAAGGGTCAGCACCAGTAATAGCGTAGCTAAGATTACCATAAGGGGTTACTTGATTAACACGATTAGCCGCAGTTGCTTGACGAGCCGCTTCTAAGTTACCCGCAGCCGTTTCTTGTGCAGCAGCCCTGTAATCAGGAGCAGCAGGGGCACTTGGAGCAGGCCCTAATCCTAAAAATCCACCACCACCCATACTATTCTCCCTTGTTTAAAGAGCATCGGATGTTAAGAAACCGACACTCCTCTTTTCTCATAGCCATAATTACCAAATCACCACTCATGTGGGCATCAGGTATTTCAGCTACAACCTTAAAGCCCAAATGTCGGTTTAACTTTAGGGCATCTGTGTTATCAGCACAGATTTGCCCTAGTATAACGCTAACTCCTAGTTTATTAAAGGGGTAATCAAATACCGCCCATATAAAATCTTTACTAGCCCAGTTCTCACCAACGCTACCAATATGAATCTCACAAGCCTTTGGCATAAAGTTGGTATATCCTGCTACCGCTACCAAATTGCCGTCTTTTAACTGCCCAATACATTGGGTGGTTTCAGGCAAGGGGAAATTGAGGATTCTGACTAGCCATTCCCCCAAATAGCGTTGATTTTCAGTAGTAACAGTCCTCACAGTACCCCGCCACGCTCCATTACAAAGTCAGTTGATGCCCAATGAAACTCAATAGATTGCGATGCCACATTCAGGCTAATTGAGCCTGCATAACCTATTCCTGTCACACCTTGCCATGTCTTTGTAGTCACTAAACCACCGCCCCAGTTGGCGTTATCCCATGTATCGTTATCCCATTCGCCAGTTTGTAGAATGGCGGGGTTAAAGGATATTTGGCTAGTCAACTCGACTGTATCAAAATCGGTGCTTAGACCGCATAAAACAGTCGGTAAGCCGTTATCGGTCTGTAGGATAGGGCGTACCATAGTAAAGCGTTTTTGTTGCCCCCTAGACTCAAAATACGAGTAGGCTTGCTGTACAAAAGCCTTAATATTTGTGCCTGCATCGGCAAAAGTATCGTAAAACTTGCCTACAAAGCCTGTACCCCCAAAATACATATCGTCACCGCTAGATTCCCAGCAGTTAGCACTAATATTGGTAAATCTTCCCCATGATTTAGTAATGTTGTGCATTACATACTGCTCAGAACCACCTGTTACGGGGATATTGACAATCAACATATTGTGTTTGGCAAAATAATTTATCTGCCAACCATAGTTATTGGCGTAATTGTCGGCAGCTTGGCTAATAGCGTAGAAAATCTTGTCGGTAATGTTAACTCGTGGGTCTAAACGGGTAGATTGCAAGCCTGCTGATAAAGGTACAAGACCATCTTCGGTCAAAAGTATGATGTCACCACCAAATTTAAACACGCACTTACGGGCAAAAGTCTGTCCGATGTTCCAAATACCTACTAAAGCCCAATCATTAGGGTCAGATGGGTCAGAACCCTTGTAAACAGCGACTTCCCCGTTATTTGTAACGAATACGGCTAGGTCATCGACCCCGTATCCAGCGTCAATAGTCCAAGTTCCCATTGCTTGTAGGTAGCCACCTTTTTTAAAGATGCCACCAAGAGGAAATTCGGTAACTGCCCCGTTAATACTGTCAACAGGCAAGTACCAAAAACTCAAACTGTTCTTTTCTACAAAGTAAAGACGCTCTTTAAATAGGTTAATGTAGGCAAAAGTATTAGAGTTTTTGCCAGTAATGTAGTAATTAATCGTATAAGTGCCAACTGTGGTCGCATCACCGCTTGGGGCAGTAGCCATCGTATAAGTGAGGGTCGTTCCACCCGTTACAGTAATGCGGTAAGTTCCGTTAAATTCGGCAGGTATCGCTCCTGCGACTGTTATAGTGTTACCTGTAACAAGATTGTGGGCACTTGCTGTTGTTAAGGTAGCGGTTAAATTGCCTGTTCCACCCCTAGTAATCGTAGAAATAGTCTGTGCGGTGCTTGTTGTGGCACTTCTTGACCATCTTGTACCATCATAAACGACCATTGGGTCAACCCCGTTGACGGCAGGCATAAACGAGCCACCAGCCGTTGTAATCATGGAATGAATCCATTTGCCATCCGTGTTACCTGTCAGGCTTTGGGTAGCCGTAGAAGTACTGGCATCATAAATAATCGTAGAAGTAGATGCGAACAGCTTGCTACCTGTTGGGCTACTGTAATTCATTAGGGATAAAACCGCCCCAGTAATGCCTGTAGATACTTTAGAGTAGCCTTTTCTTAAAGTCACATCCGTAGGTGTAGGGAAAAAGTTAACCATCTGAACCGCATCTAAAGGGTTCATTTCTGCCAAAGAATCCCTAGCGTTCCAACCCCCAATAGGGGCGGGTAAGGAAGCTGTAACTGCCCGTCTTTGTTGAGCTACAGCCATGTTTAAGTTCCGTAGCCAGTATCAGGAATGTTAGCGTAACCAATAAGCACCTTCGTTGGGTATGGTGCAAACGACAGGTTAGCAGAGCCTTTATCGTTGGCTTTAGCGACATTCAGATAGCGGAAATAGTCTTGTTGCAATGCAGTAGTATCAAATCCCTTGATTTGGAAATATTTAAGTTTTGTGCTTAGAACCAATACTGTATCGTCAAATATGGTCGTATCCGTATCAGCCGTAAAGCTGTTCTTTACTTGGTCGGTAGCACTTCTAGCCCAACCTTTTGAGCGGTATTCAAAGCCTAAATACTCTTGTGTGTTATATGGTGGCCAAATTTGGAACTTATTGCCTAGAATACGCCACCTAATGCGTGGGCCTGTTGAGATATAACCCGACTTTAGCCATTGCCATTGTTGAGCATCTTCAGGGCCTAACATCTGCCAATGTTTCGTTTTGTCCCAATGCGTATTGTCCGTAATGGTTTCAAAATCAGGCGGTAATGGGTATTTGGTCTGTGAAAATGTAAAAGTCACGCCTACATAAGTGCCACTAGCTAATTGGCTCATAACAATAGTTGATAAACCTGTGCCTGAGTTGTAAGTTACGCTTGACACATAGGTATCTTGGTTAATTCCTTCGCCTGTAATGGAATAATTGCCGTTTAGGGCGGTAGCATCACCAGTAACAATAATGTTATAGCTTTGGTTGCTAACTGTAGAACCTACAAAGGTTACGGCATCGGTGTAAAACCGATACTCCAACTGTAAGGCTTGCCAATCATATTCTTTAACCAAGTCATAGCCAGCACGATTCATTAGGGCTAAAACTTGTTGTACATCTTGATTGGTATTACCCGCAACATAGGTAGGAATAGCAAGGTTTAACTCGCTAGTGGTCTGTTGCACGAGTTGGAGCATCGTTGATGACATAGTTTAGGCTTCCTCTACGCTTTTCTTTTTGCGGGGTTTCTTTTCACCAACTGCCGCAAGTATAGCCGCCATTTGTTCTTGCATTAAGGCGAGCTTCGCATCAGTTTCAGCCTTGATTTTAGCAGTTTCCTCGTCTTTTTTGGCAAGTTCTTGCTTTAACTGATTAATTTCTTCAGTTCGTTTTGTGGCTTCTGCGGTTTCTTCGGCAAGGTTTAGAAAGGTTCTAGCCTTATCCCTAAAGGCGTGGGGTGACATACCAGCAATCATGCCAATCCGTTGAAGCTGTAAGTCCGATGCGTTAGCGATGGATTCGACTGTCATAAACTTGATGCCCCGTAGCTCTTGGGCTTGGGATTGGCTAATTAAAGTCCATTCTTCTACAGGTGTTCCAATCATCTCGCTACTGGTGTCTTGTGTAGCCTGATATTGAAGCCATTGGCGTGGAAAACGCTGTTTGTGGCTATTTTGTGCGTAGGTGTCAATCTCTGTAAGGCTGTCACCAGCGACCATAATGCGTACAAAGTCGTAATCTTTAAATATTGGTCTGCCTGCTTCGTTTGATTCATGCTCTAGTTTGACTGCTCGCTTATAAAACTTAACTGCCAAACGAGAATCTGCGTCTTGAATATCGCTATCTATTGCCATTTTAAAACTCCCAAGTGGTTAGGATACTGCGGTTAAAAAAAGAAAAAGGAGCTACCCCATTACGAGATAGCCCCTTGTTTTTACTACAATTTTTGATTAGACGCTAGTAGCAGCAAACCAACCAAAGTCACCGCTTGCCATCGATTCGGCTGATACATAAGTGCCACCTGATGCGGAAGCAATAAATGTAGAAGCGTTGATAGAGCAAGTTGCGGTAGATGCACCAATCGCAGCACCAGCTTTAGCAAAGACATAACGCTTGCCGTCAGAGCCAAAAGTTTGTGTGCCAAGTGGCCCAAAGCTAGGAATATCAATGGTAGTTGCACCATTTACATATTCAAAACTAATTGGGGTATTACTATTTAAATCAACCCCTGCAATGGGGAGTGTTGAGTAAGCCATGATTATTTCCTTTACTTAATTAGGTGGTCAAAATACCCTGCAACTGAGCGTTGCTGGTGGTTAAGTTACCTGCCCAACCATAGAGTTTAACAATCGCATCTTGGTTGATGGCTTGACGCTCACCACCGATAGGTACGAAATTACGCTCTTTATGTGGGCGGAAGAAAATGTAGTTGGTGTTCAAGAGATACATATAGTTGTCATTCTCTTGTTGACCAATACCACCACCGAGTACCACATCAGCAGATGTACCACCGCCGTAGAACTTGAGGGATGCAAAACCTGCTGCACCGCTTTCTTCGGTAGTAATACGCTGAATTGCTTGCAATGCACCTACGAAATACTGATATGCGGTGTTACCAGCAATATACAGGTCAGCTTTGTCTGTACCACGAACCTGCTTGATGGCAGCTTCAGTCATCTTAGCAAGGGTGTTGGTAGAGAGCAAACCAGTAGTTACTTGGTTACGCCAGAAAGACCAGTTAGCACGATTGATACCGCCATAAGTGCCTGTGGATGGGGAAGTTGCAACGGCAGCAGCCAAGCCGTCAATGTTCTTACCGCCATTACCAGTACCATCGCCATACAAATCGCCTGAAATGCGGTTCAAAAGACGGGCTTCAGAAACTTGCATACGACCATCTAACAGGTCGATGATTGCTTCTTTGCTTGAGTTTTGGAGCATTTCTAAACCGCTCATTGTTACAGCAGCAGCGTACTGAGCAATCTTGAACTGAGCAGCCGAGATTGGGCTATCAGGAGCAATGTTCAATACTTCGTAACCGCTATAGGAATTAGCGTTGTTGGTGTTAGGGTCGTTGTACATGATTTCTTCCAAAATCACATTACCACCCGAGAATGGGCGTACATTGCCCTTAGAGTTAAGTCTTTGCAGAATCGCATTGTTCTGCGTTAAGTTATCAGCCAATTCACCGCTACGACTTTGAATGGTGGTAGCGATAATATCGGTGATTGCTGAGTTAGCAAATGCCATGATATTTCCTTTTTAAGTTAATTAAAGCCTACCGCTCTCTGCTTCAGCCATTTGGGCCATCAGTAAAGAACGCCTGTCCTTTGCTTCGACTTTCGCTTGTGTTCCGTTAGGAGTAACGGATTTTGGGCTAACAGCCGTTGCTTTAGCTCGTGCTACTTGTTGTGCCTTAGATGCTTGCTTTGTAGCGTTGCTCAGGAGTTTTTCCTGTTCCAACCTAAATGCTTCATCGTTCATACGCACAGCTTTTGCATAAGCCGTTTCAAGGTCTTGGGCCTTACCTAGCTCAAGTAGTTGAGCCATTTCTTCCCTAACCATATCAAAGTGCGGAAACCGCTCTCTGTCACTTCGTACTCGCTCAATCTCATTATTCAATCGAGCTTGTTCTTCTTGCTCAAACCGCCCTTTTATCGTGCTAACCTCTTGATTAACTTGATAAAGTTGTTGCATTAACTGTTGAGTATATGCGTCAACTGGTTGTTGCGGTTCGTTAATTTGATTTAAGTTTACTCCATAATCTTGTGCAAGTCTATGAAACATCTGTACTTTTTGTTCATGGGGTGCTTTGGTCAGAATCATGTGTGCCCGACCTAAGTTGTTTATCCATGCGGCAGGGTGGATTCCTTGTGCTTGGAGTTCGGGGACAAACGGGGTAATTGCTTCCTCAAGAGCTTTTGCTCTTTCCGCTTCCGCTTTATATACGCTAACGCCTTTTTTAAACTCGTTTTCTCTTTGGTTAAGGTATTCAAGATGTTTCTTACTTTCTTCTTTAGTTAATGTTTCGCCTTTGGCTATCTTATCCCATAGAGGTAAAAGGTCTTTCTTCCAAGTCGTAGGCTTTGGTATATCGCCAATCTCAGGCTGTTCTTCGGGCTGTTCGGGTTCAACCTCATCTTCTGCAACAACCTCAGCGACTTCTTCCTCTGCCACCGCTTCATCTTTAGCGACAAACTGTCCCTTCTCATTGCGAGCAGGTTCGTCTTGAGGTACTTCCTCTTGCACTTCCTCATGTTCTTCCTCT